GGTTACAGCATGGAGCAGGTATCCAAAGCCCTGACGACGCATGCGATGGACCCGGAGCGCGGCCGATTCCCGCCCATGCCTGCGGATATCGTCAAGGCCCTGCACGGCACCCATACCGACCGCAGCCTAGTCGCATGGGGCACTGTCCACCGGGCTATCGGCAGCGTCGGCATGTATGGGTCGCCTGACTTCGGGGACAAGGCCATTCACTCGGCTATCGTGGACATGGGCGGCTGGCCGGCTATCTGCCAAGCGCCGATGGATGAACTGCCGTTCCTGCAGCGCCGTTTTTGCGAGCTATTCCGCGCCTACAGTTCGCGCCCTGACGAGGCGCACGCTGACCGGCTGGTGGGCATGCACGAGCAGGCGAACGCTGGCGCTGGGCTGCTGACCGGCCGCCCGGTGATGATCGGGAAACGGGCATCGGAAGCACTGGAGCTTGAAGATGGAAGAAAACAAACTCGACACTGACCCGCGCGTGACCTGCACGACATGCCAGCACTACCGGCCGCTGCGGTGCAACAACCACCAGCGCGCAGCCCTGTGGAGCGCGGAAATCAGCCGGGCGCTGGCCGAGTTGAAACAACACTGCCCAGGCTACGCGCAGAAGCCATGAACAGAGCCGGCCGACAGCGCGAACACTGGCACGCCTTAGCCTGCGGGGTAGCCGACTGCCTGCTAATGGGCAAGACGCTAGCTCAAACCGGGCAGGCCATGGGGATATCGCAAAGCCTCGCGCACCGGGTACGGCAGCGGCTGGAGGCGCACTTCGGCACCGACGATCGCGACAAGCTGCGCGACGCCCTGATGGCATACCGGGAGGCCTGGTGATAGTCGTTCCCATCCGCACCGAGCGAGGGCAAAACTCCCGCGAGCATCACTTCGCCCGCGCCCGCCGGGTCAAGGCCGAGAAAGAGGCCGCCGCGTGGCTGCTGCAGAGCCAGGTCAAGCCCGAGCTACCGTGCAGGGTGATCCTGACCCGCATCGCCCCGAGCAACGGCCTGGATGACGATAATCTCGCTGGCAGCCTAAAGGCAATTCGAGATTCAGTGGCAGCGTGGCTAGGCGTAGACGACCGGGACCGCGAGCGGGTTCGTTACGTCTACGAGCAGCGCCGGGGGCCGTGGGCGGTGGAGATAGGGTTTTCACCGATGGAAAAGTGAGCGCGCCCGCCTACGCTCGCGTTTTTGTCTGTAAGCTGAAAGTTTTGGAGTCACCATGCGCCGCATCCTCATCGCCCTAGCCCTGCTGGCCAGCACCAGCGCCCACGCCCAATGCGTCTGCCGCTGCGTCAATGGCGCGGTGCAGCCCCTGTGCCGTAGCACGCTGGACCTCCCCCCTCTGTGCGCGCCGCAGATTTGCCCGCTGGTGCCGCCGTCAATCCAGCCGCTGCCACCGTTGACAATCCCGCCCATCGGGACCACAGCATGCCGCAAGGTGCCGGTATTCCAGCCGCACCTCGGCCGGCATGAGTGGGTGACGGTCTGCCGATGAACGGGGACAGGTGGCAGTTGCCCGGGGGACACGAGGGCATCGAAATCGGCGCGACGCGCGACACGCTGCGGATAGCCGTGATCAAGCCGGGCTGGCCTTTCCCGAGCCCGCCTGTGAGCGTGGCCCGCAGCCTTTGCACCAAGCTGCCGAGCCGATACCTGCATGGCCAGGTGCCGGAAGAAGATGCGCGATGGTAGGGTTTGTCCCGATGCCAAAGGTTTAGGCGTCTGGCATAGTAGCTACATCGCAACACACAGACCCGGAGCTCAAAACATGCACCAGATTTTCACAGCCGCCGCGCGCCGCTGGCGCGTCATCCAAGGCCGGTCGTCTGCCGTCGTGGTGGCGCCCGACATCGAGGCGGCCCGGCGGCGCGCCGCTCAGATCGGCCTCAAGAACCCCGACAGCATCGTCTTACATGAGCGCTAACCGCCGCTATGCAGCAACCGACCTCGCCAAAGACCTAATTTGGGGTCGCATGTAAGTAGCCACTCACACACAGAAGGCCCCCTGACCGGGGGCTTTTTGCTTTCTGGACAAAAAAAGCCAAAAGGGCGACAATGCAGGAATGAGCGACGCCGATAAACAGACTTTGCAAAAACGCAAGGTTGGCGATGGAACACCCGGTCCAGGCCGCAAAAAGGGAGTGCCAAACCGCTCCACGACCGAGTTCAGGGACACGGTGCGCCAGCTACTAGAGGCGAATGCTGCAAATGTGCAGGTTTGGCTGCAGCAGGTGGCTGAGGGAGTCGGACAAAAACCCGCCGATCCAGCCCGCGCGCTAGACCTCATGGCGAAGCTGGCCGAGTACGCCGCGCCTAAGCTGTCGCGCATGGAGCATGTAGGCGACGGTGGCGGCCCGGTGCGGATCGTTGCCGGTCCGGACGACCGTAGCCTGTGACGTTCGCCCTCACCGAGCGGCAGCAGCAGGCGCAGAGGGTGCTAGCCGGGCCGGCTACGCACTGCATGCTATTCGGGGGCAGCCGCAGCGGTAAGACGTTCCTGCTCACCCGTAACGTGGTGATGCGGGCTCTCAAGGCGCCGAACAGCCGGCACGCGATCTTCAGGTTCCGCTATAACCACCTGAGGGCATCGGTGATTCTGGACACGTTCCCGAAGGTGATGCGTACCGCCTTTGCGGGCGTCGAGTATCAGGTACACCAGCAGGACGGATACGCCAGTCTGCCTGGGGGCTCTCAGATATGGTTTGCCGGCCTGGACGACAAAGACCGCACCGAGAAGATTCTCGGCCAGGAATTCGCCACGCTCTACTTCAACGAGTGCAGCCAGATCCCGCTGACCAGCGTTGACACGGCGCTTACCCGGCTGGCGCAGAAAGCCACACAGCAGGTCGAGGGCGCAGAGCCGCAGCCGCTCAGGCTACGGGCCTACTATGACTGCAATCCGCCGTCTAAGACGCATTGGACCTATCGGCGCTTTGTCGAAAAGCGCGACCCGGAAACCCGGCTAGGTCTGCCCAGGCCGGAGGATTACGAGGCGTTCAGCATCAACCCGGCCGACAACTCAGCGAACCTATCGCCTGAGTACCTGCGCATGCTGGAATCTTTGCCGGCCAGGATGAGGGCGCGATTCCTTGAGGGGCGATTCTCGGACGCGAACCCGAACGCCCTGTTCCCGGAAGAGCATATCGACCGATGGCGCGTGCTAGATGGCCGCGTGCCTGACCTAGTGCGGGTCGTGGTCGCGGTTGACCCGAGCGGGGCGGATGACGAGGCATCGTCGGACAACGACGCCATCGGCATTGTCGTGGTGGGTCTAGGCACCGACGGCGCGTGCTACGTCCTTGAGGACTTGACGGTAAAGGCTGGCCCGGCGACATGGGGCAAGGTGGCGACTACCGCATTTGACCGGCACAAAGCCGACTGCGTGGTGGCCGAAACCAACTTCGGCGGGGCGATGGTGCGCCAAGTGATCGAGACGGCTAGGCCCCGGACGCCGTTCCGTGCCGTGACGGCCAGCCGAGGTAAGGCTGTGCGCGCCGAGCCATGTTCCGCCCTGTACGAGCAGGGCAAGGTAAGGCACGTCGGCATGTTCCCAGAGCTTGAGGACGAGCTATCGGGCTTCAGCACGTCAGGATTCACCGGCTCACGCAGCCCGAACAGGGCCGACGCGCTTATCTGGGGCCTGACTGCGCTATTCCCGGCCGTGACCGCACCGGCCAAGGTGGTAGCCGCCGCGCCGCTGCCTATGGCGCACCATTGGAGCCGGTAGCATAATCGGCCACCACGCGCAATAGGGAATCTACCAATGGCCCGCGAATCCATCGAGCAGCGACTTAACCGCATTCACGCCGAGGCGATGCGGGAATTCGACGCCATTCAGAGCGCCGTGCGCGATGAGCGGCTGCAGTGTCTGCAGGATCGGCGGTTCTACTCGCTGGCCGGTGCGCAGTGGGAAGGCCCGCTCGGTGCGCAGTTCGAGAACAAGCCGAAGATGGAGGTGAACAAGATCGCGCTTGCGGTCCAACGCATCTTTTCCGAGTATCGCGCAAACCGGGTCACGGTTGACTTCGTGTCAAAGGAAGGCGCGGAGTACGACTCCCTAGCCGATGCGTGTGATGACCTATACCGGGCAGACGAGCAGGATTCGAGCGCCGAGGAAGCCTACGACAACGCTTTCGAGGAGTCCGTCGGCGGCGGTATCGGCGCGTGGCGCTTGCGAGCGGTGTACGAGAGCGAAGAGGACGACGAGGACGAGCGGCAGCGCATCAAGATCGAGCCGATCTTTGACGCGGATTCGTCTGTCTTTTTCGACCTGCAGGCCAAGCGCCAAGACAAGGGCGACGCCAAGCGGTGCTTCGTGCTTACGAGCATGACGCACGATGCCTATATCGAGGCATGGGGCGATGACCCGTCTAGCTGGCCGAAGGAAATCCACCAGCACGAATTCGACTGGGCGACGCCGGATGTCGTCTACGTGGCCGAGTATTACCGCGTCGAGGAGCGGTCAGAGACGGTCCGCATCTACCAGGGCCTGGACGGCGAGGAAGAGCGGTACCGCGAGAGCGAGCTAGACGACGAGACAATCGCCCAGCTTGAGGCCATTGGCTCGCGCCAGGTGGGCGAGAAGCGCATCAAGGTGCGCAAGGTGCGCAAATACATCCTGAGCGGGTCCAAGGTGCTGGAGGACTGCGGATACGTCGCCGGCCGGCATATCCCCATCATCGTCACCTATGGCAAGCGGTGGTTCGTGGACAACATCGAGAGGTGTATGGGCCACGTCAGGCTCGCAAAGGACGCGCAGCGTCTGGCGAACATGCAGCGCAGCAAGTTGGCAGAAATCAGCGCGCTATCCAGCGTTGAGAAGCCGATTCTGTTGCCCGAGCAGATCGCCGGCCACCAGATGATGTGGGCAGAGGACAACGTCAAGCAGTACCCGTATCTGCTCATCAATCCCCTGACCGGCCCGGATGGCTCACAGCAGCCCGGCGGGCCTGTTGCCTACACCAAGAGCCCGCAAATCCCGCCCGCGATGGCCGCCCTGCTGCAGATCGTGGAGCAGGACATCAAGGATGTACTCGGCAACCAAGAGCAAGGCGACAAGATCGTCGCCAATGTGTCGGGTAAGGCCGTTGAGATGGTGCAGCAGCGGCTGGACATGCAGACGTACATCTACATGTCCAACTTCGCCAAAGCCATCCGCCGATGCGGCGAGGTGTGGCTAGGCATGGCCCGCGAGCTTTACGTCGAGCCCGGCCGAAAGATGAAGGGCATCGGCGCGCAGGGCCAGGCCAGCACGGTCGAACTCATGCGCCCCATCGTGGGCGAAGAGGGCGAGATTGAATACGAGAATGACCTGTCCGAGGCGCAATACGACGTCGCGGTGGAGGTCGGCCCCAGCAGCAGCAGCAAACGCGCGGCTACAGTCAGGGCGCTGACGCAGATGATGGCGCTGTCGCAAGACCCCGAGACGCAGAAGATTCTGCAGGCTGCGGCGCTGATGAACATGGAAGGCCAAGGGTTGCAGGACATCAACGAGCACTTCCGCAAACAACTGGTGATGCTGGGCGTGCTCAAGCCCACGGACGCAGAGGCCGAGGCCATGCAACAGGCTAAGGCGCAGCCTGACCCGAACGCGGAACTGATGCGCGCCGCAGCTACCGAGGCGATGGCGAAGGCCGAAAAGGCGCAGTCTGACGCGCGCCTGTCTGATGCAAGGGCCGCGCAGACCCTTAGCGAAATCGGCGTCAAGTGATGCCACGGCAACCGCGCAGCCGTCAATGCGCGAGAGGAAACCCATGCAAGACGTAGACACGCCCACTGAAGAGGAAATCGAGACGCCTGAGGCTGTAGAACCAGCAGAGCCGGAAGCTGTAGAGCCCGAAGCGCCCGATACGCCAGCCGAGCCTGAGGAAATCACCGTCGCTATCGGTGACGAAACACCGGCCGAGGAAGAGCACGAAAAAGCCCCAGAGTGGGTGCGCGACCTTCGCAAACAACACCGCGAGCTACAGCGCAAGGTGCGCGAGTACGAGGCCCGCGAACAGGTAGCTCCGAAGCCGCAGGCCCTCGGGCCTAAGCCGACGCTTGAGCAGCACGACTACGACACCGAACGCTATGAGCGATCCCTAGAAGCGTGGTATCGCCAGCGCGACGAGCACTCGAAGATTGAGGCTCAGGCTAAGGCCCAGGCGGAAGAGGCCGAGCGGGCGTGGAAAAGCCGGCTAGACACCTACGGCAAGGCCAAGGCCGACCTGAAGGTGCGGGACTTCGACGACGCCGAGGCGGTGGTCTTGGAGGCGTTCAACCAAACGCAGCAGGGCGTCATGCTGCATGGTGCGGATAACCCTGCCATGGTGGTCTACGCCCTCGGGAAGAATCCGAAGAAGGCCAAGGAACTGGCAGCTATCGCAGACCCTGTGCGGTTTGCGTTCGCCGTTGCGAAACTGGAGTCTCAATTGAAGATCGTCCCCCGCGCGAAACCCCCGGCCCCCGAGCGTTCCGTTCCAGTTGGCACTGCTCCCGTCAGCGGTACCGCCGATGCCACGCTGGAGCGGCTGCGCGAACAGGCTGCAAAGACCGGCGACATGACGCAAGTGATCCGCTACAAGCAGCAGCTTAAGGCCAAGAAACGCTAGGTATTGCAACGCGGGCCGGATGGTGTATATTCGGCCCGTCTGCATGGTTTCGCCAGCCACAAATGGCAGAGCAGACCTGTAGAGCGGCCACGCGGCTCTGATGCGTGAGTAACTGAAGGCAACCCGCTAGGCGGGGTCATCCGTAACTCATCAAGGGGCCAACAATGTCTAACTCGTTTTCCAAGGAAGAGCGCATCGCTTTCGAGAACCTGCTCGAAGGCTTTCAAGATGCGCTGGTGCTGTCTCGCAACGTCGCGGTTTTCAACACCGATCAGACGATGATGGAGCGCACGAACAACATCCTCTGGCGTCCGCAGCCTTACATCTCGGTGTCCTACAGCGGCACTGACATGACGGCGAACTTCGACGCCTACACCCAGCTTACCGTGCCGGCCACCATCGGCTTCGGGCGCTCGGTGCCGTGGGTCATGACCGCGACTGAACTGCGCGACTCTCTGCAAGAGGGCCGGCTCGGTGACGCTGCGAAGCAAAAGCTCGCCAGCGACATCAACGTGTCGGTGATGAACGTCGCCGCCCTGCAGGGAACGATCTTCGTGAAGCGCACCGCCGCTGCCTCGGGCTTCGACGACGTGGCAGAAATCGAAGCGGCCATGAACGAGCGTGGCGTTCAGCAGGACAGCCGATACCTGGCGCTTTCGACCCGCGACTACAACGGCATGGCGTCTGACCTGGCGAAGAGCACCCGCAGCTTCGGCAACGACATTAGCGACAGCGCCCTGCGCCGTGCGTTCGTGGGGCAGATTGCCTCGTTCGAGACGTACAAGATGGACTACGGTCTGCGCAAGGCTGCGGCTGCTGGTGGCGCTGGCGTGCAAATGAGCACGCTCACCGCTGCGGGTAACTACTGGGTTCCGAAGGCGACCACGGTTTCCGCTACCGGCGAAACGTCCAACGTGGATAACCGTTACCAGACCATCACGGTCAACGGTACGGCCAACATCCAGCCGGGAGATGCCTTCACCATCGGCAACGTGTTCCAGGTGCACCTGATCACGAAGCAGAGCACGGGCATCCTGAAGCCGTTCCGAGTCGTGGCAGTGCCGAGCGGCACGACCCTCGTCATCAGCCCGCCGATCATCTCCAACCAGGGCGGATCGGATGCTGAAGCGCAGTACCAAAACTGCGTCGTGACGACCCAGAGCGCAACGGCGCCCATCACGTTCCTGAACACCGCTGCGGGCTTCATGAACCCATTCTGGCACAAGGACGCCATCGAGTTGCTGCCGGGCCGCTATGCGGTGCCGAGCGATGCTGGCGCCGCTGTGATGCGTGCTTCGACGGACCAGGGCATTGAACTGGTGATGACGAAGCAGTACGACATCAACACGATGCGCACGAAGTACCGGCTTGACACGCTCTACGGCGTGGTGAACAAGCAGCCGGAAATGACCGGCATCGTGATGTTCGCGCAGCCCTGATCACGAAAGGACACGATCATGTCGAATGTGGTTCTCGCTAACGGGCTCGCGCTCGTCACCGTCCCTGCAAATGAATCCGTGGCGGTTTTCTGCCAAGGTCAGGCGCAGGTTTCCCGAGTCCTCGGGTTCCCGAACTACCCCGATCAGACCACGCTGCTGGGCACGGTCACCAGCGGGCAGGCGGTTTTCGGACCGTATGCGTCGGGTGCGACCATCACCATCGCGTCGGTCGGCGGTTTCCCTGTGTTCTACGAAGTCGGGACTTCGCCTGCTGTGCAGCAAGGCCGCCTGAATTCGCAGTTCCAGGATGCCC